CAAGACACACATCCTGTACCTCTCTCGCAACGACATTCACTCTCGGATAAAGAGAGGCATCTTCCGGGACATCTCCAACCTATCCTGGTACAACCGACCTGCCCCTCAACCGGATCGCACTCTCTCCGACGAGAAGGCTGACAAGAGGATCGGTCTCCTCGAACCTCCAACAACTGACGAATCAACTCCCTTTGTCTGTCTCGAGCAGCATGTAGACGTTGACCTCGACCAGGATGGCTATGCCGAACCCTACATCATCACAATCGAAGAGTCCTCAAAGACGGTCCTTCGCATTGTAACTGGGTTCGATAGACCAGAAGACATAGATCGAACGAAAGATGGAGACATCATCTGCGTCAGGCGGATGGAGTACTTCACAAAGTACGGCTTCATCCCATCCCCAGATGGTGGCATCTATGACATCGGCTTCGGTACTCTCCTCGGCCCTCTCAATGAGTCTGTCAACACTCTGATAAACCAGCTCATAGACTCCGGTACAATGGCAGCCACCGGAGGTGGATTCCTTGGCAGAGGTATCAAGGTCCGAGGGGGCAACTATGCCTTTATGCCCCAAGAGTGGAAGAGGACAGAGGCCTCTGGAGATGAGTTGCAGAAGGGCATCTTCCCCCTCCCAATCCGAGAGCCCTCCTCTACCCTCTATAACCTCTTGGTCCTCCTCATCAACTACGTCAACAGAATAGCCGGTACGACTGACCCTCTCGTCGGGGAAAGCCCTGGGCAGAATACGACAGCCGAGGCAACTCGGACAATGGTTGAGCAGGGGATGAAGATCTACAATGCCATATTCAAGCGCATATGGCGATGCCTTAAGGAAGAGTTCAAACGCGGCTACATCTTGAATGGCATCTATCTTCCTCCCCGCTCCTCTTACTCCAACTCTGGCATTGCCATGCGGGAAGACTATCTCCACAATCCAGATGAGGTGTGTCCTGCGGCTGATCCTAATATGATCTCCGACACAATGGCCTTCAATCAGGCCCAGGCCTTGAAGGCAGCTGCAGCCACAACCCCTGGATACAATGTAGAGGAGGTAGAACGCCGCTTCCTTCGGGCACTCAAGGTTGACTCTATCGAGACTGTCTATCCTGGCATCAAGGCAACTGGCACTCCCAAGGATTCTCGTGTCCAGATAGCCGAGATAAAGGCACAGGTCGAGATGGCCAAGATGCAATCTGAGCAGGCCCGCTGGGCAGCTGAGATGCAGGAAGAGATCAGGATGAACAATGCCGAGATTGCCAAGATTGCAGCCGACATTGAGAATATGCGGGCTACAACTGCCGGAGACGTTGCCGACCGACAAGTCGCCATCCTCAACGCAGTCTTGGGCGTCTTGAAGATCAGGAATGATGTTCTGCTGAAGAAGTTGGATACTGTTGTCAAACTGATGGAGGTACGAAATGTCGCTAAGGATAACAGAGGAGATGTTCAAGGATTGGCTGCAACACCCAGTGACGGAGGCCCTGCGGGAGGTAATCCTGCCGAACCGCCGTGGGGAGTTGCATGATCGGTGGGAATCTGGTTACTATACCAACCAAGCCCAATTTGCAACTGCAATCCTCAATGCGGAGGCAATTGGGCGTTGCCATGAGATACGGTGGCTGCAAGAGCTAGATTATGAGACACTGAAAGGAGAACTAGACTATGAACCAACCCAACCCAGACTTCGTTGGAACTACCACCACGGTAGAGAACAAGAGCGGCCTGCATCCGCTGGGGCACGCAGTCCTGGTCAAGATGTACGAGCCGGAGAAGAAGAGCGGACTGATCGAGATTCCTGATGTTGTAAAGGAGCGATCCCAAGTCCTAGAACAACGCTGCATTGTCATTGAGGTAGGTCCATCTTGTTGGGACGATGAGCCTAGACCTCGAGCAAAGCCTGGCGATAAGGTTATTGTGACCAAGTTTGCAGGATACATGGCAGTTGGTCCGAAGGACGGCCAGTTGTACCGTCTAGTCAACGATAGAGACATCTTCTGCTCCTTGGAGGACTTCTAATGGCACCTGATCTTGACCTTGCTGGTACTCCATCTCCCGATACTACAACCCAACCGGAACCGCCTGCCCATGCTGCCCAAGATACTGGCAGTGAAGACTATGAGCGGGAAGCTCGCACCCTCGGCTGGGTTCCCCGGGAGGAGTTTCGCGGCGACCCAGACCATTGGATTGATGCCAAGACCTTTGTGGAGCGTGGGAGGCAGGTCCTCCCTATCTTGCAGGCAAACAACCGCCGCCTACTGGAGCAGTTAAACGCAACTAGGTCTGAACTTGCCTCCCTCCAATCCAGCCTGAAGGCCGCCCAAGCTACAATAGATGCCATCGAGGCTGGCCGTGCTGAAGACCTCAAGGCCCGTGTGTCTGAGACAATTGCCGACCTCAAGGCCAGAATCAGGGCTGCCTCCGAGGCTGGTGATCATGCGGCTGTTGCGGAGTTGACAGAGAAGCTAGTTGAGCTGAAGCAGGCAGAGGTCACCACCTCTGCCCGCACCTCCAAGCAGGATGGGGAGGGGAAGAGGCCAACCATGCCTACCCCGCCACCTGAAATTCTTGACTGGTATCGGCAGAACCCTCAATATGTGCGTGATGTTCGGCGTGCGGCTCTTGCAAATGCCATTGCGGCGGAAATGCGGCAGGCGGGTGAAACATCCGTTGGTGTGCCCTTCTTGGAGAAGGTTGCAGCCGAGGTCGAAAAGGTTCTTGGAGGCAGCAGGCCGGGCACCTCAAAGGTTGAGGGCGCTGCAAATCGCCGATCTGCTGCTCCTGGATCAGGTAAGACATATGCCGACCTCCCCGAGGATGCCAAGCAGGCATGCGACAAGATGATCCCGAGACTGGTTGGACCTGGGAAGGCGTACAAGGATGCCGAATCGTGGCGGCGAGCCTATGCTGCTCAATACTTCAAGGATGAAGGATAATGGCTGATCTGACAAAACAGAATCCTGCGGAGCGCCCCGGGAAGCCGACATCTGAACGCCGTCGCGGCTCCTTCCTTGCTCCAACCAGGAAGTTGGAGGTTCCTGAAATCCCTGGCTACTATCTATACTGGGTTCGAGGTACCTACGATGAGATATCTCGGGCGATGAATGCAGGCTTTGAGTTTGTCACGCAGGATGAGGTCAAACTCAACAACACCTCTCTTGGAACTACATCTGTCAAGTCAGGTAACACAGACCTGGGCAGTAGGGTCAGTGTGATTGCAGGCAGCGAGTTAGACGAGACTGGCCAACCCCTCCGGCTGTACCTGATGAAGCAGAAGTGGGAGTACCATCTGGAGGACCTAGAAGAGCTAGATAAAAGAAACCAGACAGTCATCCGTGCCCTTGTATCGTCTACTGCAGTTGGTGGTCCAGCCCCAGGTGAGACAGCTGCCGACGTGGCTGCCCGCTATGTAGATAGACAACGAACACGCATTCCCGACCTCTTTAGGAGGAAGGGGTAGTCCTTTAACACAACGGAGGTTTGAGTGCCTAATGTTAATCGGCCATCTGGCCTAACCCCCGTCTCCTACCTAAACGGTTCTCGTTGGAATGGTGGTGGGCGGGTCTACTGCATCAGGCAGGCTAACAGCCAGGCCTTTGCGATCGGCGATCCTGTCATGCTCGATGGTGAAGCTGACAGCAATGGTATCCCGTCAATCCAGCTTGCAACAGCTGGTACTGGCAACCTAGTCCTCGGTGCTATTGTCTCTGGTGCTGGTGCTCTCAACGATGGTGGGGCATACGGTGTGCCAGCTGAGAGTCCGTTGGTGATCCCTGCAACCAAGACTCGCAACTACTATGTCCTGGTCGCAGACGATCCCAATATCATCTTCGAGGTGCAAGAGGATTCGGCAGGTGCGAGCAGCATTGCCGCCTCTAGTGTCGGCCTGAACGTCAACCTCTTGTCTGGCACTAACAACGGCTACGTCTCTGGCTGGACAATCCAAACTTCCAGCGTTGGAACTGGTGCAACCTTGCAGATGAAACTCCTTCGGGCATCGCGCACGCCTGATAATGCCCTTGGGGTGTACTGCAGGTGGGAGTGCCTAATCAATCACCATGCCTTCCGGCCTGGTGTTGTTGGTGTTTAATAGGAGCTGACAAATGCCTGGCGGTATTATCACTACTGGTTCCCATCCAAAAGCTCTATGGCCGGGGGTACGAGCCTTCTGGGGGCAGGTCTACGACTCCTATGACAAGGAGTACGAGGCCCTCTACGATTGGGAAACGTCGGAGAAGGCGTATGAGGAGGATGTCCAGATCACGGGCTTTGGTCTGGCTCCCATCAAGCCCCAAGGGCAGCCTCTGGAGTTTGATTCCGAGTTCCAAGGATTCGTAACCCGCTATGTCCACATCGCCTACGCTCTGGGCTATGCGGTTACGTTCGAGGAACTGCAGGACAACCTCTACGAGGAGGTGTCAATGAGGCGGGCGAAGGCTAATGCCTTCTCGATCAACCAAACGGTTGAGAATGTGGCGGCCTTCCTCTACAACAACGCCTTCGTTACCACCTACTTCACAACTGCTGACGGTGCAGCCCTCATCAGCACGAGCCACGTCAATGCAGCTGGGGGTACTTGGTCTAACCAACTGTCTCCGGGTGCGGCTCTGTCTGAGGCTGCCTTGGAGGACATCTGCATCCAGATCATGGGCACTCAGAATGATCGAGGCCTCCTGATCAATGTGATGCCAGTCTCCCTCCACGTCCCTCGGCAGTTGTGGTTTGTGGCCAACCGTATCCTTCGGAGCGAGAGACAGTCTGGGACGGCCAACAACGACATCAATGTTCTGAAGGCCACTAACGTGTTCCCAGGGGGCATCAAGCTGAACCACTTCTTCTCCTCTCCGACAGCTTGGTTCGTTAGAACCAACTGCCCGAATGGGATGACTGCATTTTGGAGGAACAAGCCGATCTTGGAAAAGGATAATGACTTCTCCACCAAGTCGGCGCTGGCCTCGACCTATATGCGCTTCTCGGTCGGATGCACTGATCCTCGGGGCATCTTCGGGTCGCAATAACAACAAGACCCTCCTGTCCCAATTTGGGACATCGAGGGTCCTTTTATGGGCCACAGGCCCATAAAAGGGCCTTCTAGGAGGTCCTCGGTAAACGCCCAATCTTGGGCGTCTTTATAGACGTTTACTGAAAGGAGCATCTATGAGCACGCCTGTACGATTCCCCAATGGCATTACTGATCGGGCTCGTCCCAATATCTTCAGCGACCTCGAGCTGCTAGATCAGACTCGGTATGCTATCTACTTTGTAGATGGCTTCAACTCTGACTTCAGGGCTACAGACTGGACTGTAACCGAGACAGATGCTGCGTCAACCCAGGCCCTTGTGGCGCAGACTGGTACAACTGTCCATGGTGTAATCGCCCTCACACAGGGTGGGGCCTCTGCCAATGCTGTAAACTCGATCCAAGCAACCCTCACTTCCTTCTATCTGTCTGATACCAGCAAGAAGTGGATCCTCCTTGGCCGAATCTCTCGAGACAATGCCGATACTGCCATCGGCTTTGGGATGCAGGCTACTAATACAACCCCGTTCACATTGGCAAATGCGATCTGGGCGGAGATTCCAGCTAGCAGTACCAGTGCCAACTTCAAGCTGGCAAAGTCTAGCTCTGTCACGACTGCAACTGTGACCAATGCGTATACCTCGAGCAGCCTTACTAACTACATAACCTTGGGCATGGTTCATAGCAGGGGGGTTGTTCGGTACTTCGTAAATGGTGTGCAGCGAGGTCAGATTACCAATCTGACGAACTGGCCAAACGCGGCCTCCCTCCTCCCTACCATCTCCAACCAGAACACAACGGCTGGGGTTAGGAATATGTATATCGACTACTTCCTGTTCGCAGTGGAGCGGTAAGGTGAGACCGGCTGAGGTAAGTCTGTCGGCTGTTGGTTTCTCTCCTTGGATTCCAATAGACCGATATGTCGTTGGCTTTGGGGTTGCTGTTGGAGTGAAGTTCTCCAGCGGCGCCACTATGACCGTATCTGTCCAACATACATTGGACGATCTGTACCAAGTCCTAGAGCCCTACCAGTTCAGTCTGTCCAGATCGGGAACAACCTGCACCCTCAACCTCTCTAATCATGGCCTATCGGTAGGGGATTGGGTCAAGGTATTTAATGCCGGCAGTCCCTTCGATGGGGAGTATCTGGTTGAGACAGTCGTAGATGCCAACAACGTAACCTTCACTGTCTCCAACACAGGCGCGACAACGGGGGGACCGTATAGGAGGCTTCAGCGGGCTAGAGTGTTCAACCATGCAGTCTTGGCAGGTATCACCTCTAGCCAGGACAGCAACTATGCCTACCCACCTCGAGCGTGCAGACTCCGGTGTACTGCATACACCAGTGGTACAGCAACCTTGACAGTTGTGCCGGGAGGGATGAGTGTCTAATCTGAGTGAGCAGGAGAAGGAGGAGATCGCTCAGAGGGCTGCAGATATTGTCCTCACCAGAATACAGGCAGAGATCGGCAAGGTGACGATCCGATCCTTCCTGTATATCGTAGGTCTGGCAGCCTTGGCGATCCTCAGTTGGTTGGGTTATAAAAATGTAATCCGCCTATGACAACCCCTGCGATCAACACACCGCATGGTATCATCTATGATGCCATGCAGGATGCTGGCCTCCTGCCAGACGGGCAGTACCCAACTCCGGAGCAGTATGCTAAGTACATGCGGCGGCTTCGGGATTTGGTCAACACCTGGCAGACCCAAGGCATCAAGCTATGGCTAACCCAAGACATTACTGTGCCGTTGATTGCAGGGCAGGCTACCTATACTCTCGGTCCATCTGGCTCAGTCAACATGGACAAGCCATTGCAGGTGGTTGATGCCTACTACCTCTACTCCTCCAACAACGTCAGGCGTCCCCTTCTTCCGTTGGCTTGGTCAGATTGGGTTCGGCTAGGGCAGGTTGGCAATCAAGGCACTATCACCCAGTACTTCGTTGACAAACGCCAATCCCTCCTATACATAACCTTCTGGCAAACTCCCTCCTCCTCTGAGGCATCCTCTGGATCGGTCCATCTTGTCCTGCGGGTACAAGCAACAAACCCGACAAACCTGACGGAGACTATGAACTTCCCAGAGGAGTGGAGGATGGCCTTAAGGTGGGGATTGGCTGATGACATCTGCACAGGGCAGCCTGCTGCCATTATGGCAAGGTGTCAGGAGCGGGCACTATACTATCGCAGGATTCTTGAAGACTGGGATGTAGAAGATGCCCCTGTTCGATTCTCGCCAGAGATTACGAATACCAGTGAATTCCAGTGAACGGCCAAGATACACCCACCCGCCTCCCCCTGATTTTCGAGCCGTCCAACAGGGGGCTTGTTCCCTCAACTGATGCCCGCCTTGTCAACTGCTATGTAGAGTTTCCGAGGAGGGATAGGAGTGAGGCGTGGGTGTACCAGAGGCCTGGCTTCTCTATTGATAGCCAGCCCTCTGGCAGCGCAGCAGCTGGTCTTGGCCTGTATGTCTGGAAGGGTGATACCTATGCCATCTTTGGCTCTACCCTCTACCGAAATGGTTCTCCGGTCACTGGGTCTGTAGATACAACAAACGGGGTATATCGGTTCAGCTCGACGATGGGAAGTACGCCGAAACTGCAGTTGGGCAACGGAGTTAAGGCGTATAATTACGACACTACAAATGGGCTTGTTCAAATAACTGATGTAGACTTCCCAACCACCTTTAACAAGGGGTGGGCCTATCTCGACGGTACAACCTATGTCAGTACCCCTGCAGCGGCGATACAGGGGTCTGGTATAAATGATCCTACATCCTGGGATCCTCTCAACTTCCTCATCGCGCAGATCGAACCAGACGGAGGTGTGTTCCTAGCAAAGCAGCTTGTCTATGTAATCCTGATGAAGGAGTGGACAACCGAGGTGTTCTATGATGCTGGCAACCCCATCGGGTCTCCGCTCGGTAGAGTTGAGGGAGCAAAGATGAACTACGGCTGTGCGTCCCCTGACAGTGTGCAGGATATAGATGGTATCTTGGTTTGGCTCAGTCGCACTAGGAATGGTTCACTGGAGGTTGTCCTGCTAGACAACCTGAAGTTGCAGGTTATCTCGAATGAGGCAGTCGAGAGGTTGTTGGGCGGGGCAGATGTCTCGGTTGTATACTCCTGGGTACTGAAGATAGAAGGCCATCGGTTCTACATAATCACCTTCAAGAATTCCAATCTGACCTTGGCCTACGACTTAGACGAGAACCTGTGGTTGCAATGGACATATGGGGCATCTGAGACATACTTGCCGTTTGTTGCAAGCTGCTACACGTCTTCAGGGGTCACCCTAGTCCAGCATGAGTCGGATGGGCGACTGTATCGGGTAAGCTCGTCCTATGCTAGCGATGCGGGAGAGGATATAATTGTTGATGTCGTAACACCTAACTTCGATGGAGGTGTTAGATACAGCAAGATGGTGTCCAGATTGGAGGTTGTCTGCGATCAGCAGCCGGGAAGTGAGATGTTGATCCGATTCAACGACTCGGACTATGCAGCAGACAAATGGTCAACATGGAGGAAGGTTGATCTCGGACAGAGGAGGCCGTATCTGGTGGACTGTGGTAGCTTCTATAGGCGGGCCTATCATCTGAGGCATAGGTCGGCAGTAGTGAGGATGCCACGGTTGCAGGCGATTGATCTTCATATGTCAGTGGGGACTACATAGTGCCAACATTCCAAGCACCACCAACTTGGGCTGAGGTAGTCCTCACTGATCCGAGGTCGGGGAAGTCGAAGTTTAATCCGGTTTGGCTGAAGTGGTTCTTAGATGTTGCACAGGTCCTCAGTACGTCTGGTGGGGGCTCTGGCACAGTCCAGCACAACTCCACTGGAGGCCTGCAAGGCGGCGGGCCTAACCAGTTCTTCCACCTTGATCTTGCTAAATATAGTATCCTATCGGTCGCAGATGCGGGAGTGTGGACTCCTACCTTGACAAATGTGACGAATATATCCTCGTCAACTGCATATCAGTCCCAGTACCTGCGAGTTGGAGGGCAGGTTGCTTTCTCCTGCAAGGTTACTGTCACTCCTACAGGAACAGGTTCAAGGGAGTTGGGTGTATCATTGCCAATACCATCTAATTTCACAGCGCAGGAGCAGTGTGCTGGTAGTGGGGCATCTGCAGTCTACCCTGTCATGTGCCAAGCTGACGCTACAAACGACCGTATATCGGTTGTATGGTCGTCTACAGATACAGCCTCCAGAGATATATATCTATCTGGGATATACCGCATCCTATGACCCCAATTGACATCATCTTGTCCCGGCTGGACGACGACGGCACAGGCGTCCCGATTGATTTGCTGTCGGAGTACATCCTTGGTAGGATTGAGTCTGGGAAGGATTTGGTGCTGGAGATTTCTGGAGTTGTGTTTACTGTATCTACAGAGCCTGAGTGTCCCACGGTGCATATGTTCAGTATAGGGGTTGGATCAAGCCTACTCTCGATAGGTCGCAGGTTTATGAGAGATGTTTGGTCCATCATAGATCATCCTTGGCTGATTGCCCCGGTGAAGAAGAGGGGGCTTATTAGGGCGATGATTAGGAAGTTGGGGTGGCAGTGGTCTGGCGTTGTTACTAGCACTGGCCACTACATCCTTCTAGCGCGGAGGCCTTGGCAGGCATGAGTATTATTAGTGACTTCTTTGAAGCTGTAACTGGCGTTTTAGGTGGCATCTCTGATGCGGTCACTGCAGTTGTCGATCCGATCATGGAGAGTCCGACTGCCCCCCTTACACTGTTTGCAATGGGCAGCGGATTTTTTCCAGGTGATGCTGCTTTTGCAGCAGGGGCTGATCCGTCTGCACTTGCATCCATAGCCGCAGAGGAAGCTGCACTTACATCTGGTCATGGGTTTGGCGCTTGGGAGGCATTTGATCTGTCTGGGGCACAGCTCGCTCAGTTTGCACAGAGTTCTGACCCCATTGAGGCTATTAGCAAGCTAAGTGACATTGGTGGTGGTAGTGCCTTGGCGGGAGCCAACGCGCTTGGATTTGACTCAGTTGAGCAGGCTCTTGCGGCCTGGCCATTGATGTCTCCTGCTGATCTGTCTGGGGTACAGCTCGCTCAGATTGCACAGAGTTCTGATCCCATTGAGGCTATTATCAAGCTAAGTGACATTGGGGGTGGTAGTGCCTTGGCAGGAGCCATCGCGCTTGGATTTGACTCAGTTGAGCAGGCTCTTGCTGCAGTCAACCCTGGATGGGCTATTGTTACAGGCGTTGAGGCTTTCGCACCTACAATGCCCCCAGCCGAGCTCCCAGGACTCGGACCCTCAACTCAATCTCCAGCCTTAGGGTCGGCAACAGCCACTGCGGCAGCCCAAAACCCGCAGACTTCTGCCTTCTTGGAGGAGATCAAGAAGATGCTAAATAACCCTTGGGTGAGGGCTGCAAGTACTGCATCTGGTATCCTCGGGCTGATGAAGGCATCGGAGTTGAGTAAGCTGGCCCAAAGGGCTGCATCCCAGCAAGATCCATTTGGCCCGTATAGGGCAGGGTACGCAGAGGATCTCCGACGCCTTATGACCAACCCAGTAGATGTAACCAAACTGCCCGGATTTGATGCTGGCATTGAGGCGGTGAATAGGGGGCTTGCAAAGTCTGGCTATCTTGGGTCTGGCAATCAGATAGCCGCCTTGCATCAGTATGGCGGTGCCTTCTACGATCAGGCTGCACAACGGCTTGCCCAACTGGCTGGGGCACAATTCCCGCCATCTGGAGGAGAGGCCCTCCTAAGGGGAGGCGCCCTACAGACTGACCTTATGAGTCGAGCATTGGCCAGCCTAGCAATGGGGAGGCCGTGGGAGTATCTTGGGGTTGGCCGATGATAGGAGATTGATAGATGCCCATCTCTGGCTTCGCACCACACCTATTCGGTGCGCCAATCGGCTTTCTAGCAGAGCAGCAGAACCTACTGCAGACTGCAACAGGCCTTGCTGATATTGAGCAGAAGCTGGCAGATGCTGCCCTGAAGCCTGCCAGGCAGGGTCTGCTTGAGGCTCAGACCAGGGAGATTCAGGACAAGCTGGAGCAGAATCGCCTCCTTCGAGAGGCGTTGATGAAGGCAAGGGCTCCTACTGGGACTCCTTTAGATGAGCATCTATCCAACCTTGCTGACAGCCTGTTCCAGCAGGGGCAGGTTGAGGCTGGGATGAAGGCTGCTGAGACTGCTGCCAAATTGCAGACAGAGAGGGTACGCCAGCAATCCCTGCTGGCCAACCAACAGCTCCGACAGTTTGAGATGCAGAAGAAGCAGCTGGATGTTCTTGCATCTCTACTGGAGCCTGGGGCTATCAAGAGCCAGCAAGACTTTGACATGGCGAATGCCCTCTATACTGTCCTAACAGGCAAACCCAGCATGTTCCTCGGTGTTCAGTACTCACCAGAGTTGGTTGAGTTGTTGAGGAAATCTGTTCTGCCTGTCAAGGAGCAGATTGACCAGCAACTCACCAAGGCTAGAGATGCTGCCAGGGCTAAGTACTTCCAGGATATAACTGCCATCAGGCAGAGACAGGCTGCTGCCCAGGAGGCTAGAGCAAGGGCATATGTTGACCACCTGGACAGGCTGAGCAAGCAGGGCGTCCCAGTTAAGACGCCTAACAAGGAGATGGTCGAGTATGCCCGGCAACTGCTGGCAAAGGATTTCCCTGCGACGAAGGAGAATGCGCCAGAGAGGGACCGAGCAGCAGCAACGATAGCGTCAGAGGCAGCTCGCCTGATGGCGGAGAATAGAGGGTTGGGGATGTCTGAGGCTGTGGGGAGGGCCTTGGCAATGGCGAAGGAAAGGGGGGATATAGCGGCAGGTGATAAGGCATTTGCCTTCGAGAATCGGGGTGTAAGTCCGGAGAATCCTGCTCCGCTGCCGCCGCCTGACCAGAAGGATAAGTTGGTCAAAGGCCGGTACTATGAGGCCCACGGCAATATCTACCTATACGATGGGAAGGGTCTGATTGCATACAAGAGGAGACCTACCCAGGTCAAGACGCCTGCTGCATCTGGTGTCGGCCTGCTCGGCTCCTTCAGGCTCCCATTCATGGGAGGCGGGGATGATTCGGATATAGAAGAACTCTTGGGGGAAGATGAATGAAGTATATCCCCTACGAGGAGGCATATCAGGGTGTGTCCCAAAAAGGGACACAAGTGGAGCCTGTATATGTCCCCTATGATGAGGCGTACAAGGGGCCGCAGAAGGCAATGGAGGATGAGTATCGAAACCTTCTGTGGGAGAGTGCAGTCAGGACTGGGCTGGAGGCTGCAGGGAAGATCGGTGGGTCGGTCGGCGCTATTGCCGATATGGTCTGGAACCTCATTCCTCTTGGTCTCGGTCTAGGTGCAAACTACATGATGACAGCAAGGGCATTGGCCTCTGGGGAGTCTTCTAAGACCGCCTACACCGCAGGACGCCTTGCACAGGAGATTGTAACAGCCCCAATATCGTCCCCCTTCGAGAAGCTGTTTAACGCTCTTGGCCTTGCTGCCTCATACAAAGAGGCCCCACCCACTCAAGTGATAGAGAGTTTGTACGGGAAGATAGAGGAGGCAGGGAAGTGGGTGGAGAAGAAGACAAATGGCCAGATACCCTCTGAGGCGGTCCTCACTCTTGTTGACACAATCATGTTCGCTGCCGGTGCCAGGGGTTTGCAGGCCGCACCGAAGGTGCGGGAGGCACTGCAGAAGTATAGACAAGAGAGGGCAGAGCAGCCCAAACCACCGCCGGAGCCTTCTATAGATGAGGTAATCCTGCAGGAAGCTAGAGCAAGACGGGCTCGAGCGGAGGAAGCCCTAGCAAGGGCTGAGGCAGCCCAAGAAGCATACCGGCAGCAGCTTGGCATCAAGACACCTGCGGAGCAAGCTGCCATCAGGAAGCAGCGCGCCAAGGAGATCAGGGAGGCCTTCCAGAAGGAAGGTCGGCCTGTAATCCTTGATGATGGGAGAGTGGCATATCAAGGGCCAGCGGCAGCAGACTACTTCCGCTTCAAGGCTGAGGAGGCTGTTCAGAGGTTGCATGAGAGGTTACAGGAAGACCCTCTGAATGCAGCAAATGCTGCACAAGAGTATTACAACCAGCTGCTAGGAATAAAGCGCGCACAGCAGGCAGCTGCCAGATCAGAAAGACTAAGAGACATAAGAGCGGCATTCGAGGAGGAGGCTCCACCAACTAGACTATCAGACGGCAGGATTGCAGGCCAAGGTCCTGGTTATGCTGACTATCTTCGCTTTAAGGCAGAGGAGGCTATACAGCAACGGCAAGGGCCACCTGATCCAATAGAACTGGCAAATGCCGCGCAGGAGTACTACAGGAAGCTGTTTGGAATAAAGACTGCAGAGGAGTTGGCAAAAGAGCATAAGGCACGAGCCCAGGCCCTGCAGGAGGCCTTCCAGAAGGGCGCACCTCTGGCGCGGCTTGAGGACGGCAGAGTAGCAGGACAGGGCCCGGAGTATGCAGACTACTTGGCATATAAGGCCCAAGAAGCTCACGCCCCTCTAAGGCCGGACCCTCTAGAGGCAGCTAACAGAGCCCAGGAGATATACAATCAGCGTCTTGGGATCAAGTCTACAACGGAGCAGATTGAAGCTGCCAGAAGGCGGCTTGCTGATATTAAGGCTGCCTTGTCCAAAGACGAACCACCTGTTCGTCTACCAGACGGTAGGATTGCAGGCAGTGGGCCGGACTATGCCAGATACCTAGAGTTCAAGGCCAATGAGTCTCTGGCCAACCACAGGGCATGGACTGCCAGCGAGAGGGCAAAGGAGATTCTGGAGACGAAGAACGTTCCAGAGGTCCCAGTCCAATCCTTTGCTGATCTAGTAAGACGGGCAGACATAGACCGAATTGCCGCCGCGAGAAAGCCCTCCTTGGATGATGTCATCCAGATACTGGAGAAGCCTGCCGACAAGATAACTGGAGACGACCTAATAACCCTCCGAGCTTGGAATAGGCAGAGGGGATCTGTTGACCCTGACTTCCTGGTCGGTGCAGCCGCAGGTGGCGTTCTCGGCATGTTCCTTCTCGATGCCTACCTGCACGGCGAGAACCCCATAGATACAGTAAAGAGGCGCGTTGACCAGTTGATGCAGATGCTAAACAGGCCAGAGCCTGGTCTGTTTGATGAGCCGAAGAAGATTCCTGAGATGGAGGGCACTGACCAGAAGGACCCAGACCAACCTAAGGGTGGCTATTTCCGCCCCTACAAGATCCCGCTTGCGCCTGTCGAGAGAGGCACCTTGCACACCGTTGAGGCTGGCCTCGCGGCCCCGCTTGTCCTTGGCGCTATCCGCGGCTCGGCGACACCTCGTCTCCTTGCAGGCATCTCTGCGATCGGGTTGGGCGGCTTGATCGGGTCGCAGCTTGCGAGTGAGCACCCAGGCCGGGGCCTGCTTCTTGGGGCGCTTGCCGGAGCCTACCTCGGCTTGCCTGGCGCTAAGGCTCGGCTGGAGGCTGCTCTAGACAAAGGTGCATACATAGCCCGTACTGTCTCTGGCCAGTTCCGAGATATGTCTCCTCGTATCTGGCTAAAGACAGTTGAACTCGATAAGAATATCCTGCTGCAATCCTACGGCAATCTCCAGCCAACCCTTGGCTTCCTCTCAGCCCTGCAACATCTACCCAAAGCTGTTCGGGATGAGATAGCTGTAGCCCTCGCCAACAATACAAAGAGGGCTGAGGCGTTAATAAAGGAGCAAGGCCCTGCCTTCTACAATGCTTGGAAGAAGACATCTGAGACTCTAACAAGGCTGGGGGAAGAGGCAAAGAGGTTGGGGTTTGTTGTGGATCTTCGGGAAGGATACTTCCCTCGTCTCGTTGAAGACTACAAAGGTCTAATGAAGGCCCTTGGCAAGGGCGAGGGTGAGCTTGGTTCTCGTATCGAGCAGCTGCTAGCCGAGGCTGAGAAGGATGCAATCCGTAAGCGTGGCTACGGCCTGAATGATTGGGAGAAGTCGAAGATCATCAATAATGAGATCATGGCTGTAAAGAGGGCCCCTATTGGGAAGCAGCCGAGTTTCTTCAAGGATCGCACTATTGACGAGATCACAAAGGACCTACTCCCCTACTACGCAACACCCGCAGAGGCCCTCTATACATACGTCCGGACTGTTGTTGATCGAATTGAGACCGCTCGCTTCTTCGGCAAGGACCTTGTTCTTCGGGATGCACCGAGTGGAGTTGGGAAGATTATAGATACTGACCTATCTATCGGTAACCTAATTCGGTCTGAACTCCCACGCCTATCTCCTGAGAAACAGGACCGCCTGATTAGTCTTCTCAAATCTCGGTTCGAGGGGGGCAACAAGCATCCGAGCAGATTCTTTCAAGAGGCCAGGGCAATTGCCCACCTCGGACTTATTGGCAACTATATATCTGCCCTAACCCAGCTTGGTGACCTCCCAATTGCAGTCGTACATAACGGCAGCATACGACCTGTTGTTGCAGCCCTTGCCGCGAAGGCAAGAGGTACAGAGAGGTTACGGGCTCAGCACTTCGGGCTGGCAGACCACATTGCAGAGGAGTTGGTGCATGCTAGCAGACCAGGCCGGGC